AATTTTCGTGGAAATCTAAGAGAAATGCATCAGCCAACAGCAGTTGGTAAAGTTGTTTCATTCAGACCAGAAACATACTATGATCCAAAAACAAAAGAATTTTATAATGGTGTTTATGTAGACGCCTACATTTCAAAAGGCGCACAGGACACTTGGGAAAAAGTACTAGATGGAACTCTAGCAGGATTCTCAATCGGCGGTAAAATAATAGAATCAGATAATGAAGTTAATAAATCTACAGGACAAAGTGTTCGTTTTATTAAGGACTACGCTCTTGTAGAATTATCAATAGTAGATTCTCCAGCAAATGAACTATGTAACATATTGTCAATTGAAAAAGTAAATGGACAAATGATTTTTAAGGGTATTGCTGCAGATGTAAAGATGGAAAATATTTTTTATTGTGCAGAAAGTGATTCTGTATTTATGTCAACAGAATCAGAATACATTTCTCCAGTTACTGGGAAAAAGACTGAGCTTATTGGCTGGGTAGAATCTAATGATGTCAATAAGTCAAAAGAAATAGATAAGATTCTTGATTCACATAAATCAAGATTGCAAACGTTGCCTGATACACAAATTGCAAAACAGGCAATCGCAGAAGGAGGTAATGAAGTGGAAAATAACGTAGATACCACAACAACTACCGAAGAGACAGTAGAAAAGTTACGTGCACCAGAGCCAGCTAAGGCTCCAGCAGCACCAGCACCGCAGGCACCTGCAGCTCCAGCAGCTCAGGCACCTGTAGCAGAAGCACATGCTCCTGCAGCTGACTTGAACAAGTCTGATGAGGTAGAGAATACTACAGAAGAAAACACTTCTGCCGAAGTTCTGGAAAAAGCAGCCGACGTATCAGAAGCTGAAGTTAGTGAACCTGATTTTGCAAAGATGCTAGGCGACCTTAAGGGTTTCTTCTCGGAGACTTTGGAAAAAGCCTCTGAGGCAAACGCCGCTCAGGTCTCAGCTATTAAAGAAACAGTTGAAACTTTCAGCAAGGGCGTAGATGCTAGAATTTCAGAATTAGCAGAAAAGCACGCAGCACTCTCAGATGCAGTAAATGCAATTAAAAACACCATTGATGGTGTTGAGAAGAGAGTGGACGCAGTTGAATCAGAAACTGCAATTAAGAAGTCCTCTGACCTTGGCGGGTCACAGGAAGTAACAATAAAGAAATCAAAATGGAACGGCACTTTCCTCGGTTCCGTTAGTGAATTGATTAAATAAGGGTAGGTGAAAATAACTAATGAGTAATGAACTATTAGCTAAAGCGGCTGCAGCAGGTACTACTGTAACAGGTAGTATGGAAGGCGCAGCAGATCCCACCACTGGAATCCACGTCGGTTCCGAGGGTAAGGGTGGCTTGCTCAATCCAGAGCAGTCCGCAAGATTCCTTGATTACATGTTCGATGCAACAGTAGTCGGAAAACTAGCACGTACAGTTCGCATGCGAGCTGATACTACTGAGATAGATCGTATTGGTGTTGGCGAGAAGCTTATGAAGCTTGCCGCTGAAGCCGAGAACACTGGAAGCAATGCTTCTGTACAGTTCTCAAAGATCTCTCTTACAACAAAGAAGCTTCGTTTGGATTGGGAGCTTTCTTCTGAGTCTCTTGAAGACAATATTGAAGGTGCCGATCTCGAAGATCACATTGCAAGACTTATGGCGACACAGGCAGGTAACGACCTTGAGGACGTAGTCCTTAACGGAGATACTTCATTGTCTTCAGACAATCTTTACAAGGCTTTTGACGGCGTTGTTAAGCTTGCTAAGGCAAACGGTCACGTTGTTGACGCAGACGATGCAGTGGTTTCTCGTGATATCTTCAACAAAGCACTTAAGGCTATGCCACGTAAGTACAAGCAGCGCAGACCAGATCTACGCTTCTTGTCAGGATCAAACTTAATCCAAGACTATCTATATTCTACATCGCAGAATATTCAGAACGTCAACCCACAAGATATTGCTGCAAGCATTATCCGTGGCGAGACCGCAGGTCTTGGTGGACCAGCTGGATTTACAGCTCCGTTTGCATTCGGTATTCCAATCGTTGAAGTTCCTCTATTGAAGGAAACTCAGGGAGATAATGGCGATCAGGGAGATGTCCACTTGACATTCCCAAATAACGTCGTTATTGGTATTAAGCGTGACGTAACAGTCTATCGTTTCTTCTGGCCAAAGAAGGACTCAATCGAATATACAATGTATACTCGTGTTGGAACCCAAATTGAACAGGCAGATGCATGGGTCGTTGTTAAGAACGTAAAGGTTGCTTCCTAATTAATAAATAGGAATTAAACTGCTGAAAAGCCCCTAAATAATATTTGGGGGCTTTTCCTTTTAAGCGACTAATGCTATAATTTATTTACATACCAAAGGAGTAAATATGTCATTTGACACATTGAAGGTAAAAGAATTAAAGCATGTTGCTGAAAATTTTGCCGTAGAAACAGAAGGACTTAAGAATAAAGCAGACATTATTGCCGCATTGGCAGAAGAAGGCGTAACTTGGTCCGTTTATCAAAGTACACTTAAGAATATAGAAGACTCAAAAGAAGAGGCTCCAGAAATTATTCCAAGGTTTGATCCAAACCAAAAGTTAGATGATGACATGGTTTTGGTCAGAATGACACGTGCTAATTACAGATATGATGTAGCAGGTCATACGTTTACAAGAGAGCATCCTTTTGTAGCTATGAGGCCAGATCAAGCACAAAAAATTTTTGACAAGGAGGAAGGGTTTAGGTTGGCTACGCCAAGAGAGGTACAGGAGTACTATAACTAAACCTGCTAAATGGCAGAAGTATTATTAAATTCTCAATCTCCAGTAACGCACAAGATTTTCTGGAATGGAGATATAGCGATTCCAGAAAATGATCCTATAGTAAAACTATATGACATAACAAGCGATCCTGCAATAAATCCTGCAATAAATCCTGCAACACTTTTAGATACACTGAATTCCGTTTCGGATGAGACAAACCCAGGATCCTACGTTGTTTATATACCATTGCAGTATACAAATAGGAATAGAACCCTGCGACTAAAATGGGAATACTATATTGGAGAAAAGTTTGTGTCGAAAGAGGATGAAGTTTATGTAGTAACACCTTATGTAGACTTTAATCATATAGAAGATCTGGGATTTAGCTTTGATCCATCTGATCCAAATTATAGGTCTTACAGAGATTTATGTAGAGCAGAAAAGTATGCAAGAAAGCGTATTGAATCCTATACTACTCAAAAATTCTATCTTTATGATGAGTCATATTTGCTTACTGGATTTAATTCGGACATTCTGCCACTGCCATCTAAAGTTTATGATTTACATGAGCTCTATGCTAATGATGTGCTTTTAATAAATAATATATCTGGAATAAATAACTGGAACTACGATGTAGAAATTTTACCTACAGGCTATGGCTTAAAAATAAATCGTGCATCAATGTTGGATAACTCTGTTTATACTGCTAACGGAATGATACCTCCTAGTATTCATGATTCAAGTGGTATATTTAGGTCTGATACACATTATCAAGTAAACGGAAGATTTGGTTGGCAAAAGGTTCCAGACAACGTAGAACTTGCTGGAATAGAGCTAATGAAAGATTATTTTTCAAATGATACAAGTTGGAAAAATAATTATGTTAAGAGTATGTCTACTTTTGACTGGGATTTTGAATACAACTCTGATGCCTTTTCTGGAACTGGAAATGCATATGCCGATAGATTGTTAGAAGATTATGTGTTATCTGGAGCATCAATAATATAATGAATACAATTGTAGATGCAGTTCTTTCTATGAAGCTAGATGTTTATAGACAAATAGATGAACAAGATCCAGATACTGGTGCAATAAAAAGAAATTGGGTTTTTTATAAAACGATACCCTGCCATGCAAAAGGAATAATAAGCAATTCTTCTTCAAGCAGAAATAGCGATAAGCAGGTAATGAGTAATAAGTATTACAATGATCAGGTGCTACAGATAAGAACTGCAGAAAGATTGACGCTAAGAGAAAAAATAACAAACATAAAAGATTCAGACAATAACTATATATGGACTGAAATAAATTATCCTAATGAAACACCAACTGTATTTGAAATAATGGGAACAACACCAATAACAGATCCATTTGGAAAAGTTATTGGCTACAACTCTTCAGTTAAAAGATCGGAGAATCAACAAGTTGACATCTGAGGCTATGGCTCTGCAGGCTGCAAGCGGATTAGTTAGTCTAATGTCTGGGCAGCCAGTTAGTGGTGCAATAAAAGATAGCACTGTAGCTCAAATATCTGCTGCTATATTTTACAAAACAAATGTCCTTGCTAAACTCACATCTAATTTAGCTTTTCAAAATACATTCGGAAAGACTATATTTGCTCAGATAGATAAAGATTTTGGAGAATATATAGATGCAAAAGCTAGAGCTTCTCGCAAATCTTTTCACCATGTTTATGAGTGGGGGCAGACTGGAAACAAAGAAGCAAGACTTTTTAAATTAAACAAGATGAAGCAGGATGGATTATCATTTAAGCTTAATTATGAGTTGCTAGATTCAAAATCTTTTGTTCCATCAGAAAACTCTAATCATAGACATGTATTTATTAAAAAAGCTTCTGTAATGGAATTAGGAAAAACAGTTGTTATAACGCCAAGAAAATCAGAAAGATTAGTTTTTAATATTGATGGAGATACAATATTTATGCCAAAAGGTCAGTCAGTTACAGTAAATAAGCCTGGTGGAGCTGCTACTAAAAACTCATTCTTATCTTCATACAAATACTTTTTTACAAGCCAGCTTGTTAATTTATCAATTAAAAAATCTGGATTCCAAAGACTGTTTAATTCTGCTATGAGCAAGGCTCTAGAGGTTCCTGTGCAGGTCAAAAGCGTTAAGTATAAGTTCTCACCTAATAGCATAGCTACAGAGGCTGACGCTGCCCTTCTGGCGGCTTTTACGGGGGTTGCAAATGCCTAATTACAAACTAGATGCCATGTTTGAGATCAGAAAGTTTTTATGGAATAGATTAAAAACTTTAAATATATTTAATCCAGAAGATTATTATAGCGACAACCTAAATGAAACTATAATACCTATATTGCCTGTACAGCAGGCTCCAGAAATGAATCAGTTTTTGAGCGGGAAGAAACATATAGTTTATGACAAGATAGGCATGTCCTATGAGAATAATTGGCTAATATGCTGTGAGCAAATTTTATTTACAATATATTCAACCGATATCTTGGATATTGTGGAGATCAGAAACTTCCTAACAGACGAGTTTAGAAGAATGGATGATTCTGCTAAAGATATAAATTACTGGTCAAATTTATCTGATAAGTTTAAATTTCACAGCGTATTTATAGCTGATATATCTCCAACTGCTCCTTCAGAGGAGCTAGAAGGCTTTTTTGCCTCAGATGTAATCTTAGAGGTAAAGTATTCTAGAATTACTGATAGCAGCGGCAGGTTTGCGTAATTTGCTTTAGGCGACCAGGACCTCTATAATTGGTACAGAGGAAAGGGCCTAGCCAGCCAATATATATATATTAATTTCATGAAATAGGAGGATAATAACTCATGGCAGCACAAAACGTAGGTAATGCTAAAAACATTCTCGTTGGAGCTTCACCGTTGTTCTTGTCTGTAGAAGATTCTACAGTTTCAGGTTACGACGAAAGCATGGAAGCTGGAGTTGCAAATTCATTCGTAGCGAGCAAGAATCGTTATGTACCAGCATTTTCAACATCAGAGTCATACACAGATACACTTAATGCGGTTTCAGTATCAACTGGAGTCACACAGGGTACAGCTCCAAAGGATGGCGGAGCATATCGTAACGTAGGTTATACAAATAATGGTCTTCAGATCACTTATAACCCAACATATGATTCAGTAACCGTAGATCAGCTACTTGATACAGCTAAGCTGTTCAAGTCTGCGATGGAGGTTATGATTGCTACCGAAATGTCCGAAGGTACACTAGAGAATATTCTAGTTGTATTCGGTCAGGGTAAGTCAACATTAACAGCAGATGGAGATAATGATGTTCTAGGTTTGGAAGCAGGTGCACTTGGTGCAGCTCCAACAGAGCGTCAATTAATTGCAATTGGAAAGGCTCCTACACAGGATGCCCCAAACACAGAGCGTGTATATTATGCACGTCGTGTTCTTTCTGTACAGCAATCACAATTCTCGTTAGCTCGTACTGCTCCAACCACATTCCCAGTAACATTCCGTCTTCTACCATCTGGTGACTCAGCTCACGCAGGTTCAGAATACGGTAAGATTATTGACCGTGCTTGGACACCAGCTTAATAATTAAATTTAATTATTAACAATTAGGCCCCCAGAAATGGGGGCTTAATTATTGTATCTGCAACATCCTTATGCTATAATAATTTAGAATCCTAAAGGAGGATAAATTGGCTACAAAAGTATACGACGTAGAAGAAATTGAATTACAGAATGGCGACAAAGTAAAGTTAAAGCCATTATCAATTAAGCAGCTACGTAAATTTATGGAAGTTGTAAAAAGAACACAAGACTCAACAGATGAGAATGTCACACTTGGTATTTTGATTGATGCATGTGCGGTTGCACTTGAGACTCAGCTACCAGACCTTGTGGCAGATAAAGATAAATTAGAAGACGCATTAGACGTTCCAACAATTAATCGCATTCTAGAAGTATGCGGTGGAATTAAGATGGACGACCCAAACCTGATAGCGGCAGCGGTTCTAGCTGGTCAGAATTAGATTTAGCCGCACTATTGGGTGAAGTATTTCTTCTTGGGCATTGGAAGAATTACGAAGATTTAGAAGAAAATTTATCAATGCCTGAGCTTCTTCAAACGCTAAAATCAATGCATGAGAAGGAGCAGAACCAGCGAAAGTTTGCAGCATCGTTAAAGGGAATACAATTTGATGATGAAGCAGAAGAAAAAAAGGGTCCTACCTTTGAAGATATACAAAGAAGAGCTCTTGGAATACAAGCTAGTGGAGACGACGTCGTTTCACTGCAAGGTAGTTTTGCCCAAGAAGCAGGATTTGGAATCGGAATGGGGTTAGGATACTCTAAGGAGTAATTATGGCTGACGAACAAATTGTAACGAGTATAGTCGCCAAAGCTGACTTGTCGAGCCTTGTGTCTGAAGTACACAGGGCTACGGCTAGTTTGCAGCAACTTCAAAGAGAACTATTAACATCTAATAAGTCAATCGCAGCAGCAACAAAGGTTGCAAACAACGCATTTAGAGACAACCTTATTGGCAGCGGAATGTACTCAAGCCATTTTGTTAACTTACAATCTGATATAGACAAGTTTGGTAAAAATTTAGATGGCGGAAGACTAAAATTAAGAGATTATTTTTCAACCTTTAGAACCCATATAAAAACATCTAAGGGATTAATTAGAGAGCTTGCTCAAGAGCAAGTAATGTTACAAAATGCAGTAATGCAACCTTTGGGCAGAAACGCTCAAGGATTGATGCAGTATAACGTCATGATTCCAAGAGGGTTGGACGCAGTAAGAAATAAAGCTCAGCTTGCAAATATGCAAATGCAGATAATGAATCGTGCATTATCTGAGGGAGCTACTTCTTTAATTAACTGGGGTAAAAATACTCAGTGGGCAGGACGTCAGCTTACCGTAGGTCTTACATTACCACTAGCAATGTTTGGATCTCAAGCGGCTAGAGCATTTAGAGAAGCAGACCAAGAATTAACTAGACTTGTTAAGGTTTATGGAGATATATCTGGAA